CACGTTATTTGTCCTTATTCATCTTTTCAAGGGCTACTCTTGCACGTAATTCAGCGATATCTTCGATAGAATCTATTTTTTGCGTCTGTAATTCCTCTTTTTGCTTAAATTTCATCTGATCTAAAGCTATTTTTTCTTTTCCTTCGTTAACTTTACGTTGAATATCTTGCTGTTGTAGGTCTAATTCCTTTTCACGTAGTGCAACTAGCTGATCTGTGCCTTGTGCCTCTATTAAATCCTGTTCTTCAGCGACCATATCGTTAGTTAATTCAGCAATTCGAGTAGCGATCTGTGATTCTATCTCTTGTTGTATCTGTTGTACCTGTTGTTGCATCTGTGGATTCTGTGCCATCATAGGATTTTGCATCTGCATTTGTATTTGTTGTAGTTGTGGGCCCATTTGTGCCATAATTTCTTGTCTTGCAAGTAGTGCAGTGTGTTCTGAAATATGTCCTTGCAACAATGCTAACACTTGTAAGTTAGATTTTACCAATGAACTAGACATAAATGCTCTGTGAGCATCAATATGCGCTTGTTGATTCTGTACTTCAAAAGCACGAAGTGGTTTTAATCCCAATGCCATAGCGTTTTCAACGCCTGGATCAATTGGTTTTGGTTCAGGAGGAGGAGGTAGTAATGCTTCAATATTTTGTACGTTTAATGCTTGATACATACGACGATAAGCTTCCTGTAAATTATGTATTTCTGGTGAAGCTTGTGCCAGTTGTAATTGTAATTGAGCCATTGCCACTCTCTGTGACATTGAAAACATATTTGGATCTGAAACAGGAATGATGTCAACACGATCATCAAAGTCTGTTTGTTTAATCATTTGATTACCACCAACTACGGCGTATGGATATTCAGGTGGTAAGAAAGTTCCAAATACTTTTGCTAATAATTTGAATTCATGTTTCTGTGCGTAATGTAAACGTTTGTGAATAGCGCTCATAACTTTTGCGCCTTGTTCCATCATTGCTAAAGTTGTACCAACAGGTGCGTTGGTATTTGTTTCAGAAATTTTCATGTCAGCTACTGCTGCAAACTTTTGTCCAGCATCAACACAAAAACCTAAAAGATTAAATAAAGTTGGATCAGGTCCCTTGTATGGTAGTGGCATCAAACCGGAACGTAAGTCCCCGCTTGGTGCATCTATGTCTCTGAACTCTCCTGGTTGTAGTGGACTGTCATCATCAGAGATTCGTATACCTTTGGCTTTGAATCCGGCTGGTAAATTGGAAAGTGTTCCCGCATCAATAAGTTGACGGAGCGTAAAGGTAGCCGTTCTTGATAAACCCCCGAGCATATGGATAAGACCAAAACCGTAAAAGCCAAGACCAGGAAGGAATTTGTAGTGAACGAAGTATTCGATTTTTTTTCTAAGGGGATCTGTCTCTTGATAGTTTCTGTAGATAGATAATATTTTATTTGAGCCCTCATCAATTGTTACAATGTATGGCACTTTAATACCAGTAGGTTGTCCTGTTGTAACGTCGATATCTTCGAAACCTTCTATGTCTAAATCGCAATGCACTTCGTACAAAGTATACACTTCATCATCGTACGAATTTTTTTCTACTCCTTCGAGTTGATTGTATTTTTTCTGTATGTTTGTTTCATCATTACTTGTTTGAACATCTACGTCTCTATAAAATCCTGCCACCTGTTGTTTGAGTAAATCATTTTGTGACATCTTTACGATATGCGTAACACGTTCCGCTGATTGTAAATCTGTTGCTAAATAGTTGACAACTAAATCTTCACTTGGAATAAATTTTGAAACTGCTGATTGTTTTGTTGAATCGTAATAAACTTTTTTAAATGCTGAACCTGCAAGTGGTAAATGGAAAAGTAACTGATCCATGTCTGGTGTGTACTCTTGCATCTTATCTGTAATTTGATAGTTCATGAAATCTTGAACTCTATCTGCTTGTGCTGAAGTTTCTGGACTCTCTGCACCAACGACTGTTGTTTTAACTGGACCACTTGGTGGTAATAATTCTTTAAATGCTTGTGCTTGAAACTGTGTAACTGATTCTGCTAATAGTGGATGTGTAACACTGCTCGCTCCTTGAAATGGCTCGGTACGTTCTTGATGTTTAAATCCTAATAAATCTAATCCTTTGGTGTATGAAGACTCCCACTCGTGCCGTGATTCACGGTCCGCTTTTACTTCTCCAACTATATCACTAGCGATCTTACCTAATTTATTATCGTCTAAGAACTCTGCTAAGTTGTCTGCGAATCCCGCAGCTACAGGCCTGGATGACGGATCAAAGTCTATAACCGCTCCACCTTCTTCTGTTTCTTCAACTTCTATTTCTTGATTATCATTAATGCCTTTAACAATGTCACTTGCTTCAACATCAATAGTATCTTCAACTTCTAAATCAGGATTTGCAACTCCTGTAATTCTTTTATCAACAGCCATTATCTTCTCGCTTTTCCATAACCACGTTTCGCTGCTCCACCAGAACGCATTCTCATTGGTTTCATTTCAGCCACAAAACCTCCATGACCAAAATCTTTTACATAGTTTGGATTGATTGTAAATAATTCTTGTTTAATAATTTCTATTTGATCATCATCACCATTTGCAATAGCATCTTCAAGAAGATCTCTTAATTGTTTTACTCTACTCTCGACCATAGGTCCTCCTACACATCATTATAATAAGATCGCTGCACACCAAGTTGGAGTGGAGGATCTTCGTAATCTTCTGGATGAACAACAAAATTACCTTGACGGAACCTTAACATAGCTTGGGTCATACTGTCTACTAAATCATCATGTTCACCATATGGAAAAGCCGCACACTCTTCCACCATCTCTTCTGCCCATCTTTCGTCTGGACGCCAGACCATGCCAGCTTCAAACAAAGGTGCAACAGAATTGACACGTACATGTTTATCATTTCCTTTGCTCGGTGTAAAGTTAACAACGGGAATACCCATGGTCCGTAGTTCGTGAGTCAGCGGCATACCTGATGCTTTTGCCTCCACGATTATTGTTTCAGGTTCCCAGTATCTATATTCTTCCATTGCAACTTTTTTTAATTCAGGAAAATCCCATCTACCTTTTTTACAATCAATTAAAATTGCATGAGGCTTACCGTTTTCTTCAGGGTAAAATATTCCCCAGGTACTGATTGCACTAAAGTCTGCAGTTTCTTTTTTACTAAATGCTGTATCATAACTTTGTATGACATGTATCAAATCTGGTATACGCTCTCCCTCCCATAGCTTCCACCATTCACGTTTGATGATGGAACCTTCTTCAGAGGTTGGTTGTTGTTGCCATTGTGCTTGCCACTTCTGTTCTGTCAAAGAAGCTTTAACTGATTCTAATTCTTCTAGTTTCCAATACTGTGGCCAGATAGGTTCATTGCTTGGAAGTATTGCAGGAAATTCTACAACCTCCCATTGATCTGCTTTTGGTTCTGATTGTGATTTCATTAACTGTCCAGTCAAATCTTTTGTTGACCAACGGGTCATAACAATTAAAATGCGCCCGCCAGGTTGTAAACGTTGACGAGGACCAGAAGTATACCACTCATAAGCATTATCCATAGCAGTCTCACTGAGAGCGTCTTGCTCTGAATGAGGATCATCAATGATAAGTAAATCAGCACCACGACCAGTAATAGCACCACCAACACCAGCCGCAAAATATTCTCCACCATGATTTGTTTCCCACCTTCCTGCAGCTTTACTATCTGCACTTAAATTTACATTTTCAAAAACATTTTTATATTCTCCAGTTCCCATCAAGTTTCTAACCTTACGACCGAACCGGTATGCGAGTTCCGCTGTGTGTGTAGTTTGAATTATTTTTAATTTAGGATTTATACCCATCATGTAAGCAGGAAATAAATATGATGCAAATTCTGATTTGGTGTGCCTTGGTGGCATGTTCACGATCAAACGTTTTATCTTCCCCTCTGCTAAATCTTGAAGCTTGGATGCAGTCTTAAGGTGGTGGGGCCCTTTGACAAAATCTGGCCACATTATTCTAACAAAATTTAAAAAATTATCTTGAGCTGCAGCCTTTAGTTTTAGTTCGTTTTCACGAAGCAGCAGCTTGAGTTCTTCAGCTGTTGGTTTATTCATGGTATCTTTTTTATCCTATATGTTTGTGTATATCATTAATCATAGGTCGCTGTCAAAAACCCGCCCGCAGCAAATAGGGGGTGGGGTAGTTAAAAAAAGTTTTGGACATTTAGATAGAGTAGGGGTTACCTTTTTGGATTGTGTTTAGATTTCACGTGAAAGGGAAGGTGAGAGCAGCCGAAATGAAGACTAAACAAAAACTACTCTCACTATATTAATATGAAAAATAAATAAAATACTGCAAACAAGGCTGTGGATAAGTTATTAAAAAAAAGTTAAAATAAATAAATTATTATCTTGTATTATCTTTTATAATGTTTATATTAGAATTATATCAAGCTTGGTTGAGCAAATGACTGACAACCTCTGGATGAAAAAGCCAGCTGCCCGTGATAGGAAGAAAGAAAGTCTACCAACTGATATTTAACCCAACTGACAGGAGTTATCCTTGAAGAAAAAACAAAAAGGAAGAACAGAGAAATTGTCTCTGATGCCTGAAGACCTTGATGAGTATCATATCATCAAGCCGATAGGGCTCTTCCATGTTTACCAAACTCAAGAAGACCTTGAGAACTATTTCCAGAAATTTTCTGGGAATGAATTGTTCCTTGTTCATCTGGGGGCGGCGCTACAGTGGAACTGCTTGGCTTACCAGCTTAAAGGTAACAAGCTAGCAGAAAAGCCGCTGCAAGCAAACTTTAAGAAATAGTTATCAAGGGGCGTTATCGCCCCTTGCTTCTAAAAGAAAGGAGGTGAATTACATGGAGAAAGTAACAAAGAAAACTACAGTGGTTGGATTTGCGGAAGCATTATCACAAACACTTGATATCATTGCCAAGAAGATGAATGAGCAACAAAGTCAAATTAATGCGGCTCATAGTTTGATTGACAATTTACAAAGAGAACTAGACGAAATAAAATACCCAACAAGAAAACAAATTAAATAGTTTCAATGTTGGGTTGAAAGGAGGGGGGCGATTACGCCCCCTAATAATTCAACCAATAGGAGAAAGTATGATGACAAGAAAACATTATGAAGAGATTGTCAAAATTTTAGCACAGCACAAAGTCAGTGAAGAATTACTCATGGATTTAGCGTGTGCATTTGAAAAAGACAACCCACGCTTTGAGGTAGGGCGATTCATGCACAGATATATAGCATTACAGAACGCCTTACAATCAGAGGACTATGTTGTTAATCAACATGGAGAAATAGTAGAAAAGTAAAAAAAGTTTTGATTAATAGACACGGCTTGAGTTTATATACAAGCATAGTATGCCTTCCCTCAAGCTGATATGATGATTTAATTATATCGTTTTAATCAAGAAGGGTAGGGGCTTAGCCCCTACTTTTATTTTAATAGCGCTTCTAAATTCCAAATCCCTTCCCTTTTTAGCTGGTTCAAAGCGTCGTTCCAGCCTTCCTTATAACAATCAACACTTGTCTTTTCATGAAAGTGTTTATTATCTTCCAACAAATTTCTATAAACCCTCACCAAATGAGGTAAATGCATGTCCATTATATTAATTTCTTCGTCCCTGCTTTTTGAATAGCGTACGTTTAGTGAATCATCAAACATATCTGAGGGGGTTTTGCGTCCGCTTATTATGCTTTCGATTTCTAATAATTTTTTTATTTCCATATTTTTAATTGCGTTTGTTTAGTGTTAGTTTAGCTGGCCCGGCGGATCCAGGCCAGCAATTGCCGGTCACTTGTTAAAGTTTGAAATCTTGTTAAAGTGTGACAACATCCCTTGATATATATCATTTGCATATCGATGCTCAACGTATCGAACCCGGGCAGCCCTGGCCCTTATATCTTTATTGAAGTCGTCGACATTTTCACGCCACCAATTAAGGGCGGCGTCAGTGTGTAACATAAATTTTACAAGCGTCCCTTCGTTAACTATTCCAACGTGATTTTTTAACATTGTTTTTTTCCTTTCTTTATTATATAAAAGACTATAAAAGAAAATAAAATATAAGTCAATAGGAGAATGAAAAGAATGTACACATTAAAGAAAGCTAAGCAATTGACGGGCGGGGGAATCTCTAACGTTAATAAAAAAATGCCTGGTTATACGTACGGCCTAAGCGCTAAGCGCTGCAAGACTGGCGGCAAGCTGCAGCAGGTCCCGGGGTCAGTGTGTTTTAATTGTTATGCGATGAAAGCTAATTACTTTTATCCATCCGTAGTGACGGGTCACGCCAGGCGATTAAGATCTATAAACAATAAAAACTGGACCGCTGCAATGATCCAGTTAATAACACATTATGAAAAAGAATATTTCCGCTGGCATGATTCCGGAGATATCCAAAGCCTGGAGCACCTGGCCAAAATTTGCGCTGTAGCTGCAGGAACCCCTCACATAAAACACTGGTTACCAACAAGGGAAAATAAAATTGTAAAAGAATACAAGGAGCAGGGCGGGGTCATTCCAGATAATCTTGTTATAAGATTGAGCGCTACAATGATTAACGGGGCGCCTTCAAATATTCATGAGCATTCAAGCACCGTACACACGCCAGGCGTTGAGCCTATCGGGACCGCTTGCCACGCAAGCAAGCAGAGCGGCCGCTGCCTGGACTGCCGGGCGTGCTGGAATCCATCAATCAAGAATATATCATATGAAAAACATTAAGATCTATATTGAATATTTTATATTGTACCTGGTTATATATTACTTCATTATTAAACCCATACTTTGGATGATCGACAAGTCCCGTGAAGACTGATTTGTCAACCGTTACTACCCGTTACTAGTCTGCAAATGTTTAGTGTCGAAGCTTGAAAAGTTTGCGTCAGTTTAGTGTCCCTGCTTCGTGGATCTTGCGTCAGTTTAGTGTCCCCTTTTGCGTCAGTTTAGTGTCAGAAATTCAACGACCTTCCCCCAGTCAAATGGTTTGTGAAACACGGCCAATGGTTCACGGATATTGTTTGATATATCAATGCTCTGTATTCCCCCATAGATTTCTAGGGTGGTCTGTTCGAGGGGGGTGGCTATGATAAAACATCTACCACCTTTTAATGCGTGATTATAATTCCAAGAAATTTGATGAGGGGACAGCTTAATTTTGCTACGATTTGCTACTTTCAATTCTACTGTAAAAAAGCCACAATTTTGGTGGCAACCAAGCAGGTCAGGAAAGCCCATAATCGTTGTAGTTTCTACTCTATTCCACAATATTTCTGGTGTATTCTCTTTTATCAGATACCATAATTTTCTTTCTGGTTTGCGTAGCATTTTACCTTGTAAATAGTAGCATAAAAAAAGATAAAAATTTATACATTTATGTCTTGTATAATCTTGTAAATAATTATAAGACAAACTAACCATTTAAAACAAAGGAGTATTTTATGGCTAAAATAGAAAGTAGAAGTAGAATGTTGTTTGAATATCCTGAACATGAAATTGAAATTGAATGGAATGGTTCAGCAACTTATAATGTTTTTACAGGTGGTAAAAATGTAAATTGTTTTACTGATTATTCAGCAAAGACAATAGAACAAGCTCAAGTTATTGCAGACGAATGGCTCGAAGAAGAACTAGAACAAGAAAGAGAGGCACACTATGGCTGAAATGAAAGTATATCAGAGAGAGCATTTTCAAAGAAAGATTAGAGATTTGCTTCGACCTGAAATAGAGAAAGAAGAAATGCTTATGTCATCTACCATAGCAGATATGGTAGATAGTGCAGAGGAAGGTTTAGCGAGGAAGATAGGCGCTGACATTATTATTGATGACCTACGAAAAGCTAGACACAATCTTGACAAAGCAGAAAATAAAGCTCGAACATTTTTTAAACGAACTTCTAATAAAAGAGTTTCGTGGAAGAATAGTATAAATGAATATGATTGGGGTAATTCAGATAGAATTACACCAGAGAAATGTGAGAAACAAATTAGAAAGTGGGCTGAAAAACTTGCTGAAAAAGAAGCAGAGAAATTACCTATCGGTAAAAGAATTGCATACTTGAAAGCATTACAAACCAAAGCAGATGACTCTGTAATGGAAGCTCATGTTAGTTCTGATTTGAGAGACATGTTAGGGCAAATCTTACAACCTGCTGGATTGAGTTGGGATAGAGAACTTCCTGCTCTTGTGCCACCAAGTGAAGAAAGACCTGATGACTAAGAGTTTGCCTTTGGTTTTCCATGCAGCATGGGTTAAACTTGTTATCCAAAGGTAAAATGGCTTGGGTAGTGCCAATGCAAATATGCGAAGCGATAGCTTTAAAACTACCCACTTTAACCCATTAACAAAGGAGAAAGATATGGGACTAGACCAATATATGTTAAGCTCTTCAGGAGAAAAAGAATACGACTGGAGAAAACACGCAAGACTTCAGGTCTTTATGGCTAGAAAATGGCGTGAAAAATATCCTGATAAAGAACCAGAGGGTTCTTTTAATTTAGGATTTAATGCAGGGGACGAGCCACTTGTATTACAAAAATCTGACCTTGATGATTGGGAAGAAGAAATCAAAAATGAATATTGGAACTCATTTGCTAGTGATGGATTTTTTTGGGGACAACAATTCCAAGAAGAGCAAGTCAAGGAATATAAAAAGCAAGACCAAGAAGCATGTGATTGGGCAAGAACCCAATTAGAGCAAGGTCATGAAATAAAATACGAGTGTAGTTGGTAAAGAGTAGGGGGATTTATTCCCCCTATTTTTTTGAAAGGAAATTATGATTAAACAATTATTATTAAGAATAGTGTGGTTGTATATAAAATATGGTATACACCCAAGAACAAAAAAGAATTCTATAACTAGAATTAGAAAGGACTAGTATGATTAAAAAATTATTTAATTTATTTAAAAGAAGAAAGAAGAATAAAAGTTTAGTGTGGTTGCATATCCATACCTCCCAAAATCGTGGTGTCATTGGGTGGTTAGCTCATGATAAAAAAACATTTGTCAAAGGTGAGGATAATTTTCAATACAAAGGATTGTTAAGAAGAGGGTAGTTTAGCTTTCTTTTTTTTGTTCAATCTCGGGTATCTCTGTGAAGTCTGCATCTATTATATCCCCATACAACTTGCGTATATCTTTAAGTCTTGCTTGAACTTGCTCAAGATTCATTGTGTCTATGGAGTTTAGTGTATGTATGTTTTGTGTGTGATTATAAAATCCTGCTGCTTGACCTCGATTCTTTTCTGCTTGAACAGAGGCTGACCAAGCCTTATCTTCCTGTGCTGCTCGAGATAAGTCATCAAGTCTTTTTACATGACGATCGAAAGTAACTGCAGTTTTGTGTTGCATTTCTTTTTTGAGTTCATCTAAATATCTAACAACCTCTGGATTTCTTTGGACATTTAGTAATTCAGAAGCAGTAGTTCTAGCTCTATCAGTAGAATACCCTGCCCTTCTGGCAGCTTCAGTAGGGGTTATGGCTCCATCTTCACGGACTAATTCATTAACAAATTTTATTTGTTTAACAGTTAATCTTTTATTCATACGTTTAGTTTAGCGTAAATATATAGTTGTTTTAAAAGTAAAACACAAATTATTTTGTCGGTTACTTATTTGACAAGGCAGGTAACTGTAAGTTACTGTATAAGTAACCCATATTATTGTTATATTTCAGTAAGTTGTGTGTTAAAGTTACTTGGTTACTTCAAAATTAAAGTTTTGTGTATAAAAGTTTAGCTTAAAACTTTAAATACATCTTACTAATCTATAAAAAACTTCGGATCTTCTTGTACAGGTTTCATAATTTTGCGTAAAACAGCGTGTCCTTCAGCCAAAATACTGGCCCACTCTTCCTTCGTATAGCTACGATCGTACTGTTGCTTCCAAAATTTTACTGAAATTGTGCCACATTTTAAGCACTCTTGTATTTTCCGAACCGGACTATTGGGCAATCTAATGCTCATAGATCTCCTTTGTTTGTTCGTGCGTGATTTTAAGTTATTTTACGAGAAAAGTAAATAGAAAAGGGGCCGGAGGAATCTGGCCCCTATCTTCGAGAGCAAACCAAGCGGAGTATTTTATGTTAAAAAGGTGGTTCACCCTCAAACTTTACGACTGGATTACTTGGGATAAATCTTGTAGTTTTTGAATCCTTCTGGATCCAACGGTGGTCCGTGATACGCAACTGGGTTTCCGTTGTCATCGTCCCACGATTGACTAACATATTCATCCTCCTTAATCTCGCCTTGCGAGTCACAAACTTTGCACTGTTCAACTGATTCACTTGCCTCCCACCGAAGCCGAATGAACCCATTACCTTTGCATTCCTGGCAAATAATCATAACGCCTCCTAAGTATACTATGTAATCGTTCCCAACGCAATCTCATCGCCATTTGCTCAACAGTTCTGGGATCTCTGAGAGCAGACTTTGATGCCTTTTCGTATTCTTTTACGAGCCTAGCTCTAAGAGTATTCTTCTCAGCCATGACTCCTCCTTTCTCATTTCCATGTACATCCACATACACATTTCTTTACTATAATATTCATGCTCTCTCTCGCACTCTTTCACATACATCCTGAAGGGTGAGTGTAAAACAAAGATCCAGACACAAATAATTATAGTCAAACAAATCAACCCAGTTCTAGCAAGTTGTAACATTTTATACAATACCACCAGTACATAGGGGTTCCCTTCGACTTACCCTTCTGAACACAGAGCATCATTTCTTTAACATGTTCTATGCCACAGTTAGTGCATTGATATTTCATGCAGATCCCTCTGGTTTAGTAATGGCTAAATACTGCTCATCAATATTATCATTACCCTCTTCCCATTGAATCCTGGACCAGATGTGTAATTCATCTGATCCCCACTTCTTTGCCCACTCTTCAGCAGACATATGAGAAGCATCTTCTTCCATTTCCATGAGCATGTTTTTCATTCTACCCATGGTCCTTCTCCTGTTCTTGTTTGTATCTGTTAACCAAATACTCTATTGTTCTACTAACTGATCGCATCTCAGCTTCTGCTAAATCATGTAGCATCTTCCAAGTTTCAATCGAGATAGTCACTG